TTGAAATTCTCGACGACTGGCATCCCGTCCGCAATGAGCTCGTCGGTCGAAGCTTTGCCGCTGATCTGGATCGTGATAGGGAACTCGGCTTTGCATTCCGGGCAGATGCGGGCGCTTGTATGGCAGTAAGTACCACAATGGTCGCACGCTTTAACAGGCGCTGGCCGGCCCATCCCCTCGCCCTTGCGACGTGGGAGCACCGGGTCATTAATCGGCCCGAGCCGTCTGGTGTTGCCTGCGAAATCGAGGACCAAGCAGTTCTGCTTCGGGCTGGCTGCGATTGCGGCGAGTCGACCTTCGGTGGTGGTGAGGTCAAACCCAGGCGCATAGACCGGCCTAGTGCCACGGCCCAGCATTTGAACCCAGAGTCCCGGCGACCGAGTAGGTCTTAGCATAATGATCAGGTCGATGCCAGGGAAGTCGAACCCGGTCGTCAGGATACCATTGTTCACCATGGCGGTATATTTGCCCGCCTTGAAGCCTTCGATACGCTGGTCCCGCTCCCGTGTGGACATTTTTGAATGGACATAGGTAGTCGAGACGCCCATGGAATCGAGCATCTCGGCTACGTGAATCGCGTGCTCTATCCCGCTGGCGAAGACCAGCCAATGGTTTCGATTCGCTGAATATTCTAGGACCTCGCAAAGTGCGGTATAGGTAACCTCTTCCTTGTCTACCGTTTCCTGAAGCTGTTTGAGATTGTACTCGCCCTGCTGAATCTTTACGTGCTCGACGTCCAGCTCGGTCGAGGTTCGCTTCGGGATCAGTGGACAAAGATAGCCCTCTTGGATGAACCAATTGAATGCGCCAACTTGGGTCATGTCGACGCAGATATCGGTAAAAAGACCACCCTCGTCCGTAAGCAATCCCTGACCCATTCGATAAGGAGTCGCGGAAAATCCGATCACCTTTAGAGCTGGGTTTGCTTGATAGAGGTCCGACAGGAATTGTCGATACATAGTTCCTGCCTTAGGCGAGACTAAATGAGCCTCGTCGATCAAAACTAGGTCCACGTGACCGAATTGCCTCGCCCGTTTTGCTACCGTCGCAATGCCCGCAAAGGTGATCGGTAACCCAATCTCCCGGCGCCGAAGACCCGCCGAATAAACTCCAGCTGGGGCGGTAGGCCAAAGCGCCAACAGCTTCTTGTAATTCTGCTCAATCAGTTCCTTCACGTGGGTCAGCACAATGATCCGCTGCCCTGGGTACCGAAGCATGACCTCGCGGATAAACCCGCCAATAACCACAGACTTACCGGTCCCGGTCGGCATCGCGACAATCGGATTACCTTTGCCGCCTTGTTCGAAGTACCTGAAGATGGATGCGATGGCATACTCTTGGTAATCTCGGAATTTCATCGGCCCTTGATCGATGGATTGACCTCGTAAGCTGGGCAGCCTTCGAGCTGCTTTTCCTTGCTCAAAAGAAAGGTAGGTGGCGCGTCGGGGTTCTCACACATCCACGCTCCTCCTGAAACCGGAACAGAGAACTTGCAAGTGCGACAATTCCTTTCCGGCTGGGCGTCTCCATGGCATACGGGCGAGTGCTCGCAGAACTTGCACTTGAACCACCCAGGACTCTCGTGGATGCGGGGCGGAGCGGTTCGAAGTTGGATCAGCCTTCCGGCTCGTTCCTTGTACTGCTCGAAGACGGCCTGATCGAAATGAACGATCTCGGCGAAAAGGTCATCGTCGTTTTTGTTCACGGCCATGTAAAGGGCGGCTTTGAGCCCTTGGTATCCCATGTACTGTTGCATCTGCACGTAATGCTCGAACTTAGCGGCTCGAACGCCTTCGACGCGAAGCTTCTGGAAAGACTTGTCGCCATGGGTCTTGAATTCGACGAGACAGGGTACGTCGGGCAAGTCGGGAATGCCCAAGACCACCCCGTCGAGGCTTCCACCGTAATGGCCATCGTGGTCTGAAGTGTGAAATTGATTGCCATTGTCGTCTCGATACCAGACCTTACAGCCGATCATTGCGAGCAAAGCAAGAAACCGCGCCTCCTCCAGGTGGCCACGGTTGAAGAGGCGAATAAGGCGACCCTCGAACCGCGGCTTGGTCGTCCAGCGCCAGCTGTACCAGATTTCGCGGGCGCATTCGCGCCCGATTATGGACATCCCCAAGTGGCTTCGAAAGGGATCGCTCTCATCGCGATAGGCGTCGTCCATCTTTGACATGAATACCTTTAGGTGGCGCCGAAACGCCGCCCCTTGATCGGCCTCTAGGAGACGATTGATTTCATTCAGAGTTTTGATTGCGTACATGAACGGTCTCCGATGCTCGGACACAACCACAGGGCCTCGAAAGGCGTCTAGAAGTCAATCCATGCTGGCCGCAACCGAGTCCGGGTCGGCAGCTTTTACAGTGTTTCGACTCTACTGGTATGGCTCCAGGAATGATGATGGTGATTTTGCCTGTACCGTGGCAAATCCTACACACCATCGGTGGAACCGGCATGGCTGAATCTTAAAGCATAACGAGTTCTCGGAAGAGGTTGATAAACTGCTCTTGGGCCTCACGTGGCGTCAAAATCTTTTCCACGGCGGCGGCGGGCGGGATTTCAATTTTAACCTCGTCCTGCTTGTGGGCAGGACAGAGCTCCATTAGCTCCACTTGGAGAATCAAGTTGTCTGCGTCGACCACCTCTTGTGGAAGCTCGTCCGGTAGACACCAGCGCTTCGCGATGGAGCGCCAAATTGCCTTCTCGATAACCTCGATCCCGGGAAACAGCTCTTTGACCGGCCGAGTGATATCTCCGAGATAGGCCTCCGCCGCATCGTGGAGCAACCCGACCATCTTGAGCTCCGTTGGCAAGAGTGCGGCGACGCGCAAGCTATGCTGGGCCACCGAGTAAAACTCGACACAGTGTCCTGAGAAGCGACACTGACGACTCAGAGAATGAGCGATGTCGAAGATATCGATGTCTTTGGGTTGGATGTCGCGCAGATCCAACTTACGGCCGCTTATGGTCTCGAACAACATTTTCACCTCCTTTTGACAGGCTTATAGTGAGAAAAAGAGGGCCCGCTATAACGCGGGCCCTCCTATGGCGTTTCAGCCCTGGGCCCAAGGCGGGGCTTTGGTGGGCTTACCTTGATCCTGAGAAGCCGCGGGAGGGTTCGCCTGCTGCAGCCAGGGCGGGGTGTTGCCCTGGACCTGAGCGGCCGGACCCGCGGGAGCCTGCTGCGGAGCCGGCTGATTCTGCGCGGGAACCTGCCAAGGCGGGGTCTGAGCGGGCGCCTGCGGTGTCACGGGATCCCCAACGTTCTCGTTGATATTCTTGACCGCCCGCACCTCGTTCGAGGGCGCGTACTGCCCGGAGGGATCGGTGCGAACGGTAACCCGAACCTTCAACGGAATTCCGTGCAGCTGCTGGGAATCCTCGACCTTGAGAACACCGACCGCGTGGCAGTAGGCCGAGAGTCGGCGGTATGCGATTTCCACAGCGGTGGGATTTTCGTTCTGGATGTTGAGCCGGTCGAAAATCCGTCGACCCGCGTATGGCCCATCCAGAACCTGCAGATCGAGCTGCAGGTAAGCGCCTCCTTTGGCGGTCGGCTTGATCTCCGACCCCACAATCTGAACGTTATACCAACCTGCGGGAAGGGCTTCGAGTTGCTCCTCCGGCGGCACCTGATTTGCGTCGAAATTGAGAATTGCCATGGTTACTTGGCTCCTCCTAGGATTTTGTTGAACACGTGAGTCAGGTCCGGTGGCTCCATACGGTCCAAGGACCCGGACCGATCCTTGGCCTCGTATTGCAGGTCGGGTTGAGTCTGCAAGAAACGGTACTCCTCGCCCTGCGGTGTCTTGTTGATGCCCATTCGAAATACTTCGTCGAAGAGATATGGAAGTTGCGGCCCGAGTTTCTGCCCGGGCATGCTCGGCCCATACTTGACGATACCGGTCAGCTCGTCTCGCATGGGCTCCATTTTGGCGGACATGTAGACGTGCTTGCCCTGGAGGTCTCGGAACGCCTTGATGGTAGTGAGCATTTTCTCGAGGAGTTCTCCGTAGGCCTGACGTGGATCTTTGACCTGCCTCTTCGCGTTCGCCAGAACTACCTCGCCGATCTCGGAAATCGAGTCGATGCAAATGGTCTCGTATTGGCGAGCCTCGGCCGACTCCTGGCACCAACGATGTGCTTCGACCAATTCGTCCACGCTCGTGATCTCGATGACCGGAATCGAGACCTTA